GTAATGCTTGAAAACCAGGCTAAACAATTACTTGATGAAGCAACCAGAACTGGTACTTCAGCAGGTTCAGAAGAATGGGCGGGTGTAGCTCTTCCATTGGTTAGACGTATCTTTGGTTCAATCGCAGCTAAAGAATTCGTTTCTGTACAACCAATGAACTTACCATCAGGTTTGATTTTCTATATGGATTTCAAATATGGTACTGACACAGATACTGGTAGACCAGCACAAAATTCATCATTATTCGGTAATGGTGGTACTTTCGGTAAAGATTCTTTAGCACCAGCAGGTAACAAATTGGGTTCTACTCAAGCTACTGAAGGTGGTCTTTATGGAGCAGGTAGATTCGGATATACAATCAACGATACAACAGAAGTTTTAACGGCTACCGTAGCTACTGCATCTATCGCTGATATCGCATTTGATTTAACTGATTCAACTTTATCTGCATCATTAGCAGCTGATAAAGTAAGAAAATTAACTGTAGCTTTACCAGCTGATGCTGATTTCAACGGTGTAAGAGCTTTTGATTTAGCACAATCAGGTTCTGGATATACATTGTATCCACAATTCACAGTTAAAAATGGTGCTAACGTAACTTTCGTTGCAGCTTTAACTGCAGCAAATCCATACGCTGGACTTACAACAGTAGGTTCTACTTTAGCATACCACAAACAACCTACTTCAATCACTAGAGGTGATTTCGAAGATTTAGGTTCTAATTTACCAATCCCAGAGATTGAATTAGAATTGAAATCTGAGCCAATCGTTGCTAAAACTCGTAAGTTGAAAGCAATTTGGACTCCAGAATTAGCACAAGACTTGAATGCATACCATTCAGTAGATGCTGAAGCTGAATTAACTCAAATGTTATCTGAGTATATCTCTTTAGAGATTGACTTAGAAATCCTTGAGATGTTACAGCAAAACGCATTCACAACTGAATATTGGTCTTCAAGAATTGGTTATGAGTGGAATGGTTCTGCATTCGCAATCGATGGTAACGCAGCAGCTGCTTCAGCATATCAAAAGAACACATGGTTCCAAACTTTGGGTATTAAATTGCAAAAAGTTTCTAACAAGATTCACCAATTGACTATGAGAGGTGGTGCAAACTTCGTGGTTGTATCTCCAAACGTAGCTACAATTTTAGAATCTATGAACGGATTCTCTGCAAACCCAGGTAAGGATGCATTGCAGTTCGCAGCTGGTGTAACTAACATCGGTTCAATCTCTAACAGATATGATGTTTACAAAAACCCATATATGACTGAGAACGTAATCTTAATGGGCTTCAAAGGTTCTAACTTCTTCGAAACAGGAGCAGTTTACGCACCATATGTACCATTGATTATGACTCCATTAGTTTATGACCCAATTAACTTCACTCCAAGAAGAGGTGTTATGACTAGATACGCTAAGAAAATCGTAAGACCAGAGTTTTACGGTAAGGTAGTCGTTGATGGTTTAAACCAATTATAATCTTTGAGTAGATTTTAGTATCTTAAACTTAAAATATAAAAGAGGGGTGAGAAATCACTCCTCTTTTTTTATTCTTATATTTATAGGTGTATAACTCTATAAATTTTAATAAATGTCTTATAACAATTATTGGTCCGGTTCAAGTCTTTCCGATTTTTCAGCATCAGCAGCAGTATCGCAATCTACACCTTTTGGATTATATGATTCTGATACTGATTTTAGAAGTGATGCACCAAAAACAGCAACGTGGGTTGCAAAAAGACTTGGATATCCAATTGTAAATATAGAATTGGATAATCAACAAATATGGGCATGTTTTGAAGAAGCAACATCAGAATATTCCGCACAGGTAAATCAATTTAATCTTCGTAATAACCTTGATATTTTAAGAGGTCAACAAAAAGGTAAAATATCAAATTTTTCTCAAACACTTGTTGATGGTTCATTTTTACCAACCGCAGTCCGTATGTCTCAACAATATGGAACATTAGCAGGTGTAGGTGGAACAACTGAAATAAGAAAAGCATATATCGAATTAACAGAATCTGTACAAAGATATAATTTAATGTCTGAATCCATTGATTTGGAAACATCGCAATCATTCAATACGAGATTTACAGCAAGTGCTACAATAGATGTAATGAGAGTATATCATGAGGCAATTCCTGCAATTACTCGTTTTTTTGACCCATATTCAGTTGGTGCACAGGGTACATTAAACCTCATTTCTGAATTAGGATTTGGTAATTATTCTCCAGCAGCACAATTTTTAATGATGCCTTTATATGAGGATATATTAAGAATGCAACAAATAGAATTTAATGATAATATCCGTAAATCAGCACATACATTTAATATAGTTGATAATAAAATAGAAATATTTCCAGTACCAACAAAAAATTCACCTACTAGAATATATTTTGAATATATGAGTAGACATGAGTTTGAAAATGAATCACAAATAATTCAACCGAATTCTCTATCAGATTATTCCGATGTACCATATGATTTTATTCAATATGGAAATATAAATGATGTAGGTAAGCAATGGATTAGAAAATATACATTGGCACTTTCCAAAGAATTATTAGGAGCAATCAGAGAAAAATATAATTCTGTTCCTATTCCTGATGGAGACCTTCAATTAGATGGTGCAGCACTAAGGTCGGAGGCACAAGTTGAAAAAGATGCATTGATTACTCAATTGAGAGAAAACCTCGAAGAATTAAGTAGAATAAAAGTGATGGAAAATAAAAAAAATGAATCAGACCATCATCAAAATATGTTAAAAAAAGTTCCTTTAAAATTATATGTAGGATAATATGCCAAAGTTTTTAGTAGGTAGAGATATAGATTTTTTTAGAAATGTGGCCAGAGAAATGGTTGAAAAAGTTATTGAACAAACATGCGTTTTATTTAAAATAAATCTAAAAGATACCAAAGTAAATATATATGGTGAATCTATAAATAAGACATGGCATCCAGGTGTAGAATTATATGTGTTGATTAATAAAGAAGGACAATCCGCGAATTATGAGGGATTTGGTCCTGATACAAATCAAAATATTGAATTCCGTTTTGATAGAGAACTTTGTAGAGAAAGAAATGCATATCCTGAAATAGGTGATATAATTTATTTTGATAATTCATATTATGAAATTGATAATACAACAGAAGTGCAATATTTAGGTGGCTTACCAGGAACCGAAGAAGAAAGAAGAAACTTCAGTATTATATGTTCTACATTTATGGTTTCTAAATCAAATCTTAATATAGAAGAAAGAATAAATTAATAATAAATGTCAGTAAATCCATTAAGAACCGACCTTAACAGAGGTAATGAAATAAAATCAACAAAGGGTGATTTACGAAAAAGTGTAACACTTTTTGATATTGATTATGCTATGATGTCTTATTTGGAAGATACCGTTTTACCTACTTTAAAAGATGTAAATGGAGTTCAATTGAAAATTCCAGTTATATATGGTAATTCGGAAAGATGGAATGGATCTAGAAAACAGGGTGTTTTTAGAGATAGTAAAGGTAAGATACAATTACCAATAATGATGTTAAGAAGAACATCTATTACAAAGGATGAAACAATGTCAATGCCAAATAGACATATTTCATATCCTGCAATTACAAAATATTCAAGAGATAATCGTTACGACCGTTTTAGCGCATTAGGTGGTGGTGTAAAACCAAAGCAAGAAATATTCCGAATAACTATGCCGGATTACGTTGAAGTAAATTATGATTGTATGTGTTGGACATCATATACAGAACAACTAAATGAAGTTATTGAGCATCTTAACTTTGCATCATCTTATTGGGGTGATAAAGAAAAGTTTAAATTTCGCACATCTGTTGGTGAATATAATGTTGTAAACGAAGTTGGTGAAGGAACGGAAAGAATTAATAGAGTAGAATTTTCTCTTAATGTCAAAGCCTATTTATTACCTGAAAAATTTGATGGTGAACCAACCACTAAAAAATCAATGTCTACAAAAAGAATTGTTATGGCAACAGAAGTTGATTTAACTGCTGATGGTAGATTAGAAGCAATACTTTCACAAAAATTACCATATTATGATAATAAAGATATAATTGATTTTTTATCTTTGAATAATAGTAAATATTTAAATCCAGTAGCAAACAATGTTACAAATTTTACAAATATAAAACCAATAAAAACACCCGCATTATTAAAGGGAACAATAAATTCTGGTCTTACTTACAATAACGAAGTATACGATATAAAAGTATTTGTAAATGGTATTAGATATTATGAGACTTTACATTTTTCAGTTACTATTACAAATTCTTCATTAACAATAAATTTTAATTCTGCACCATCTGGTATAGGATTTAATGTGACAGCACAGGATGAAGTTATAATAACAGGTAAATTTATAAATTTATAATGAAAAACACTTTATTAGATATAACACAAAAAATAAGTAGAACACCAATGAAAGTACAATTGGTTGTTGAAAATTTAAATCATCCTACTTATTGGATTTGGAAAGCTTTAGGTTGGAAATTTAATGATTTAAGACCTGAAATAGAATATAGAAAAGATGCAGACCGTTTAATGGTTTGGGTAAATACTCAGAGAATTAGTGATAGAGATTTTATTTATGAAGAAGTTTCTAATGGTATTTTAGTGAAATTTATAAAAAGTCAATTCATTGGTTATGTTTTAGATATACAAGATTATATAGAAATTAAAGGAGATATTTATCAACAATATGCGTAGATTTAATTCAAATACAAAAAAACAAACCATACAAAGGCCACCTGTTGTAAATAATAAAATGAAAATAAAAAGTTTTCATGATGAAATTTTACAACATAGTAGTATGCAAATCCGTTATGGCATAGATGAAATTGATATAGTAAATAATAAATTTATACTTTATAACTTATTATTAGATTATGGCACACAGTCTCCTGATTCAGCATTATTTGAAGTTTTTATTTATGGAATACAAATACACAATAACTATGAAGTTAAGCAAGTTGATAATAATATTGAAATAATTTTGGGAGAAATATATATTGATTTAGAAAACTTACTAATAACTGATATTTATGTTATAGGTAAGTTTACAGAATGTGGAATTGCATTGGAAAATGACTTATACCAATTAATAACAACCGAAAACGAAGAATTTATAATTTTATAAAATGAGCACACCAAGAACAGGAAGAAAAATATCCTCATTACCAACACTTGAATCAGCATCTTTGGGTGTTTTTGTTGTTGGTATTAGTGGAGATACCACATATAAACTTACATTAGATGCATTGGAAGATGCAGTAATTAATACATTATCAGCATCTTTAGATAATAGAGTTGATTTTTTGGAAATATTCAGTTCATCCTATAATGCATTTAGTTCATCTGTAAATGCACAACTTAATTCAAATTCATCATCCGCATTAGAATTTAGATTAGATGAGTTGGAATCAAAAACAGGTTCATATGCAACAACAGGCTCAAATTCATTTACTGGTGCAATAACAGCATCTTATTTCATAGGAGACGGAAGTGCATTGACAAACGTAACAGGTGCTTTAAGTGTATCTTTATTAGATGAGGGAGTATATAAGGGTGGGGTAACTACATTTAATTTTTCAGGATCAAATGTAGTTTCTACCGTAGCGGGGGGTGTTGCGTTGGTAGAAATTAAAAATAATGTAGTTTTACCAAATCACTCAACTGAACCACTATCACCTGTATCGGGAGCATTATATTTTAACACTTTAAATTATCATTTTTATGGATGGAATGGTAATAGTTGGAGACAATTAGATAATTAATATGAGAATATATTTATATTATAGTAAATTAAAATAAAAATGGGAATACAAATTACAAACGGATTTACTATCGAAAAAAATAGTAGTGTATACACAAATACTGCTGCAATATATTATGACCCAGGTAATACAT